ATACAAGGTTAGCAAAAAGCTTACAGTATCATAAAGATAATACTATAACTAAGTTTGATTTAAAGGTTACATATAATAATACTGCAGGGTTATGTTCAGTTTATAACAAATATTTAACTCCAAAATTTTTAGATAATTATGATTGTATTTTGTTTGTACATGATGATGTATCTATAGATAGTTTATTCTTTCAAAAAAGTATTCGTAATTTATTTAAAAAGGGTTTTGATATTGTCGGGTTAGCAGGTGGTAGTAATATACAAGTTAAAAAACCTGCTCTATGGCACTTGTTATGTAAACAAGAGTCTTTATCAGGAGTAGTATCTCATTATACAAATAAAGAAGAATACGGGCAGACAATATTCGGACAAGTACCTAAAGAGGTAATTTTGCTTGATGGTTTATTTTTAGCAGTAAGAACAAAATCTATAAAACAAACAAAAATAAAGTTTGATAGAAATATAACAGGCTTCCACCATTACGACTTAAAATTCTGTTTAGATTGTCATTTAGCTGGTTTACGATTAACAACAGCCCCTATCCACGTTATACATGATTCACCAGGCCTAACCCAAGTCACTGAAGAGTATAGCAAATCAGAGGACTACTTCTATAATACTCTCGTCGAACATGCTAACAAGCGAAAATAATTACTTAGATATAGATCTTGATTATTTAGAAAAGATAGTTTTTAAGAATTGTCTCGAAGATGATATTTACTTAAATTCTATTATTGATAATCTTAATTATAAGTTCTTTAAAAATAAAGACTTTCAACAGATTGTTAAGCTAATACAAGCTTTATATAAAAAAAATAGCAAGAGACCTACTCGTACTGAATTAGAATTATATTTAAATACAGATCAGTTAAAAGAGCATTATACTAAAAGTAAAACATTAATTAATGACTTAGATACTGATCTAACATCAGATGATTTATATTCTTATACAGAAAAGTACTTACAAGAACAAGCTGTATTTAACACATTCTTAGATATTGTTGATAGCAAAGAAAGAGATGTAAAAAGCATACATGAAAAATTTAACAAAGCTTGTAATATATCAATTACTACTAATGTAGGTCATGACTACTTCAATGATTTAGAGCAACATATAGTTAACTTAACTACAAGAGAGCATAAAATTAAAACTGGTTGGGATTGGTTAGATGAAAGATTAGGTGGAGGTTTTCTTGAAGATGGTCGCAGTATGTATGTATTTGCTGGTCCTACTAACGTTGGTAAATCTATATTCTTAAGTAATATAGCAACTACTGCAGCGACTGAAGGAAAAAACGTATTGGTTGTTTCTCTTGAAATGTCTGAGATGATTTATAGTAAGAGAATTACTTCAAGACTTACTGGTCTACCTATAAACCATTTAGATGAACATATTGAAAGCTTAAGAGAGAGTGTAGGTAAGTTTAAAATGCTTCACCCTCGCGCTAATATGATAATTAAAGAGTTTGCTCCTAACTCTATTACTCCTCCTCAATTAGAAGGATTTATAAAAAAGCTTATTAATAAGGATTTTAAACCTGATATTATTGTATTAGATTATTTGAATTTGATGGCTAGTACTCATGGAAATAATTCATATGAAAGAATTAAAAGTATATCAGAGCAAGTACGAGCTATGTCTTATACATTTGAATGTCCTATAGTATCAGCGACTCAGGTGAATAGAACTGGTTATGGTAATAACGCAGGTGGACCTGGACTAGAGTCTATTGGAGAGAGTTATGGTTTAGGGGCGACAGCTGACGCGATAGTTAGTATATGGCGAACTGAAGAAGATGAAGAAGATAATGCTCTACATATAGGTATTATTAAAAATCGATTCGGTTCTAATACTGGTAGCACTCGTCTTGCTATTGATTATAATACCTTGACATTGACCGAAAATAATGAGTTAAATGTTAATGATGATATTAATGCAGCAGAAGATGATGCTGTACAATTCGGAAGAGTAGTGTAAATATATACAATGGCTAAGGAGGAACTAATATTTACAGACTTAGACTTAGATGGTTGTTGTAGTTATCTTGTATATACTTGGCATACTCAAACTAAACCTAAAGTCATAACAGTAAAGGTTTCGTCTTTGCGAGAGAAGTTTTTAGCGTGGTTAAAAAAGAATAAAATTAGTGATTATAAACGTATATACTTTTTTGACTTAGATACAACTGAAATAAAAGATCTTATAGATAAAAAGAATGTAACAGTTTTTGATCATCATAAATCTCATGAAGAAGAATATAAAAACGCTACAGCTATAATAGATAAAGAGTGTTCTTCTTGTAGTAAATTATTATATACTCATTTTAAAGTAAACGCTAACTTAACAACTGAACAAAAAAAACTAGTCGCTCTTGTCAACGACTATGACTGTTATGAATTAAAATTTCCTGAGAGTAATAAATTAAATTTTTTGTTTTGGTATAAGAACGGAAACAAATTACAAAATTTTGTACAAGATTTTGAGTCTGGTTTTCACGGGTTTACTACTGAGCAAAATAAAATAATTAGCTTTCATTTTTATAAATTTAAAAAACTCAGAGAAGAGGTCGCGTTATATAAATCTACTCTCACTATAGCTAAAAAGGAATATAAATTTATTAGTACATTTGCTAATGAATATGTAAATGATTTATGTCAGTACATCATTGATAATAATGATTGTGATGTGTGTTTAATGATAAATTTAAAAAACAATAGAGTATATTTGCGCAAAAACAGAAAGTGTGATCTAAACTTAGGAAAGTTTGCTAATAAAGTATGTGATGGTGGTGGACATGAATATGCTGCTGGTGGAGAATTAAACGATAATGTTCTTGCATTAAGTAAACAATTTACCCCGATAAATGGATAGTCCTTATACAGTATTAGAGAAAAAAGATATAGTACATAAGTTCCTAACCTTATGTAGTTTTGTATCTATTTGTGAGAATAAAAAATTAAATCTTGCAAATGTATTTTTATTAGTTCTAAAGGAAAAAAAATATAGAGATTTATTTAAGGAATCTCTTATAATAGAGAGTAACTTTGAATTAGTAAGACTATTTTTACAGCATGATCCGTATCTATATAAAAGTAAATATATTACAAAATTCTTAAAAAAACATACCCTTGATTTATGAGTACAGTTGGTGAGCTGAGTTTATACGAACAAAATATATATAATACATTTCTTAAAACAACCAGACAAAAAAAGGGGTTTACTCCGAGAAAAAACTTTAAGAATATAGATAGTGAGCAATATGTTTTAATCAAAAAGGTATCTAAAACTTTAAAAAATAAAAAAATTAATCCCGACTTATTTTTTAATGCTCCATATCAACTTCATGCTGAAACTTATGTACCTTTAAAGTTTTATAGTACCTTTAATGCTATATCTACTTACAGAAAGTATGTTGAAGAAATTGAATTAACAGAACCAGATCACCCCTTCAATATTACTCAGTTAAGAAATAGTATGAAATATATTTATCAACAATGTGCAGATAATAAAATTAAATCTTGTAAAGATTATCTATTGTTACAAAAAGGAATATATCCAAACTATATTTTAGACTTAAAAGAAGGTAATGTGAGTTTTTATAGTTTAATAGCACTCGACTTATGTGAAAATAAAATTAATCTAGAAAAAAATATAGTTGAATTTGCTTGCAAAAGGTTTTATAATACTTTGAGCAGTTTGAGAACGAGATTTACTTTCTCGAAGAAAATCAAACCGTTGAGTATAAAACTTATAAAAACTATAGATAAAATAATAAAATTATGACGACGAGTATGTTTGCATCAATTAAGGACGCGTTGGCAAAGCCTTCGCAAGGAAGTAACACAACTAGCAATATTATGCGGTTGAAGACAGGTAATACATATGTATTACGACTAGTACCTTTCGCGAAAGACCCCAGTAAGACATTCTTTCACTATTACTCTCATGGATGGGTAAGTGAAGCAACTGGACAATTCCAAAGTGCTATTAGTCCTCAGACTTGGGGTGAAAGAGATCCAATTGCTGAGGCTCGCTATAAACTTTCTCGTACCGGTACTGAGGAAGAGAAAGAGAAAGCAAGAGCGTTAAACCGTAAAGAGAATTGGTTAATTAACGTTTATGTAGTAAAGGATGGTGACAATCCTGAAAATGAAGGTAAAGTCAAAATTCTTCGATTCGGTAAACAATTACATAAGATTGTAATGGATGCTATTGAAGGAGAAGACGCTGATGAATTTGGTGAGCGTATTTTTGATCTAACTGAAAATGGTTGTAGCTTAAAAGTTAAAGTTGAAGAACAAGGCGGTTATCCTACTTATGTGAGTTCAAGATTTGCTGCTCCAGCTGCAATTCCTGGTGTTACAGCAGATAGTGTAAAAGATGTATATGATAAAGTATTTGATCTTGAGAATGTATTTCCTGTAAAGAGTTACGAAGAATTACAAACAATGCTCAATGAACATTATCATGGTATTGAGGGTGGGGCTGCTCCAGCAGAAGCTTCCCCTCTTCCAACCGCAAGCACAGCATCCACTAGAGTAGAGGATGATGACGATGAGATTAGTTTTGATGATATTGAGTCGACTTCCAAAACCTCAGATGCACCAGTAGATGATAGTAAGGTGAAAGAGTTACTTGATAGCTTGGATTAAACAACTATGGGGGAGGGTAACCTCCCCTTCTTATAATAAAATGACACCAGAACAAGTACAAGAGGCTATAATTGAAAAAATGATGTTACATCAAGT